CTCTTTTCCTTTGGCGCAGTCCTGTACACCGGCTCCCAAAGCGGAGGGTTTTGCGGCATCTGGCTAAACATCATCCGGCCTTCGTCATCCTCGTATATCCAACCGACTGGTTCCCCTGTCCTCGGCTTTTGGTATTGGTTATGGTCCCCGCTCATGCGTTCTTCTCCTTCAGCTTGGCTTCGATATACCGCCATGTATCAATCATGCCAACGTACTCACCATCAGCACTATGAGCGCCGCCATAAGCACTACGAACCGGATCAGACCAGTAGTCCATCGCCGCACTCATTTCCTCATCCGTCAGCCCCTGCCATTCGCGCTGTGGTGGGGCGGTGTAAAGCGGTACGTTGAACCCAACCTTTTGGTCATGCATCCACGCCACCGGCTCCGGTTCAGGTGCGCTAAGTTGGGCGCGGAGGATTTCGATTTCGTCTGATGGGTCAAAAACAATGTCGCCTTGTGTTGCGGTATCCCACCCATCTAATTGTTCCAGCGCATCCAGCACCTGCTGCGCTTCCTCGCGGGTTAGTGTGATGGGCATAATTTTATGCACTCCATTCCTTCCCACTTGCACACAGGTTCTTCTTTGCACTGGATGACAAAACCTTCAATGTCACCATCGCCACCGCAAGACTGCACCTCGTAACCATAGTCACCAACTTGCACGATCATCGGCTTGTCAGGGTCGATCATGTCGCTCTTGTCTTTCCACTTGCTGTTCTGCCATTCATGCTCAACATCCATCATTGTTGCCATGACGAAGCGCATAGATTGTGATTTCAGAATCATTGCGGGTTCTCCTCATCTCCAAAGTCCATATCAACAGGGTGCGGGACATCGTCATGCACAATCACACCATCTTCTTCGGGCAGAAACCTGCCGCATACAACGCAGTAATAACCTTCCTCGCGGGTTAGTGTGATGGTCATGCCACCCTCCCTTGCAGCTTATTCACCAGACGCCGGATGTCGCCAGCCGTCGTCGTGCCGCGTGAGCTGTAGATGCTGTGCGTATTGCGCTGCAAACAGCACTGGCATACCCACCTGGCAGTGCGTCGGCACTTACGGAACTCCCCGCCCTCCTCTTCCCTGCTGACCTGGCAGCTTGTACAAAACCTCATAGCTTATGCCCCCTTGCGCGAATAGCTGAAGCCAGCACAGAGCCCTGGTCATCCCACGCTCCGCAGTATTGCTCAACCATCTTGGCGCAAGCCTCGCGCTCTGACTCTATTGTTTCCTGCTCCGCATAAAGCGGCTGCCAGGCTGGTCTATCCTGGTGCCGGGTGCTGGGCTGATCGGCGTAGCTCCACCGATTATTCTGAAATATCCTCCACACCGCCGGCTTCATATCAGACCCTTGATTAACTTAATATCCCATCCGGTCAGATCATGGACGCGCAAAATGTACTCAGAGCTCGGCACCAAGTGTCCGTTTCTGATCTTTGATATTGCTGAATAATTAACACCGAGGAACCTGGCCAAATCAGCGTCAGTCTGTAACTTGTACTCACGCATAACGGTGTCTAGCAGCTTGTGTTCTTTGTTTGGAACTTTCATTTTTTGTATCTCCTAATCATTTCACTACGCAGCTTTGTTCTCTCCGCTGAACCGCGCTGCTGCTCGACGCCGTTCAGATAATCCAATTTAGTAATGCGTGGCTTCCTGGCCTTGTCTGGCAGCTTCATGGCCCAGCGCACCTCGCACTCATGCCGCCACTCTTCTGAGTAGCTGCAGACTGTCTGGCCATTTAAGATGACCGGCTCGGTGTACGGGTGCATGCGGCCACAGAGAGCACAGGGCGCGTCAGCCATGAAAGCGCCCGTGATAACGCCGGGTCGCCTTAACCGCAGAGATCCAGCCTAACCCGCTGGTCTTCCACATCCAAAAGCAGCGCAACAATCGCTTAGTCTTGGCCATCAGAGCTTCCTTTTACGCAGTGCCTGGCACACCTCACGCTCCTTGGCGGTGATGTCAGGGTGAAAACTATCCATCTGGCAAATGCGATGCCACTGGGACTGGCTTTGTTTGTGCGGCATGATGAAGAAAGCGAAAGCCAGACCGGCCACAATGCCACCAGCCCACACGCCAGCAATGATGTGCTCGCCGGTAGTCATTTGATCCTCCGCATCGCCTTGGCCTGCTCCAGCGCCTGCTCTCGCCTGATGCGGCGAAACCTCTTGGCTAGATCCGTGTCGCTGGCAGGTATGTACTTCCAGTCATCATTCCAAACGCACGCCGTCGGATCCTTCTCCTTTCGCTTGCGCTTGGCCGCTTCCTGTTGCTGCGGCAGTGCTAGTTTCAGTTTCTGCATCGATCACTCCCTCAAGTTGATCCCGCATCATCGGGATAAAGTTGTCAAGCAGAAGGCAAACCCGCCAGGGCTGCCCACTGCGCCTGTAAATCAATACTGGAACCTCTCCAGGCTCGGCGCAAGCCTCAACCTGGGTACTCCACTTGTCGATTTGCAAGGTTTCCTGGCGCTTAACCTCGACCCTAAAGTGCTGGATCGTGATGTCGTCAGCGCCATCACGCGACTGGCTGAGATTGCGCTTGACCACAAAACCCAGGTTGTCGGTCAATATCTTGGCCACCTCGCGCTCACCTGCAGCGCCCTTGTTGCGAGCTCCGCGACCGTTCATCCGGCACCCAGCAGCTTATTGAGCCGGTTCTCTGTCGAGCTGTACCTGGGCTTGAGAGACTCAATCACCAGCTCCTCAATGATGCTGGTGCGCGATCTGCGCTGATCCCTGGCCGCGGCATCCAGCAGATCCTTTGTCTCAACCCGAAAGCGCACAAGCAGCTGCTTGTATTCTTGTTCCATGACACCCCCTTGAAATATATCTGAAAGATAGCACAGCTTTTTCCTGTGTTGGTAGTGGTAAAAATACCACAGAGAAATATTGGTTTGAGCTGTTGACATATCGCCGTGATATATGCGAGGATCTGTCTACGGTCAATCAAGACCGCACCGCCACCGAGATACAGGAGCGTAAAATGTCCAAATATGTAGCTTACTTTCGCGTATCAACAGACCGCCAAGGCGCATCAGGTCTTGGCCTCGAAGCCCAGCACGCAGCCGTTGTGCAGTACACCGACGGCATCATCCACTCGTTTACCGAGATCGAATCAGGCAAGCACAATGACCGGCCACAGCTGGCCGCTGCCATCGCTATGTGCAAAGCCACAGGCGCAGCTCTGCTGATTGCCAAGATCGACCGGCTCTCACGCCAGGCTGCATTCCTGCTGACACTGCGCGACTCTGGTGTCCAGATCCTGGCCGCCGACATGCCGCATGCCGGCACGCTAGAGTTTGGCATCCGCGCTGTCGTCGCACAGCATGAGCGTGAAGAGATCAGCCGCCGTACTAAGGCAGCTCTGCAGGCAGCCAAGGCACGCGGCGTCAAGCTCGGCAGCCCTGACCCATCTGCCGGGTCGGCTGCCGGCATCGCCAGCATCCAGGCAAACGCAGATCAGTTTGCCCTGCGTGTCCAGCCTATCATCGCCGACATTGTGGCCAAAACCGGGTCGAAAAGCCTGCGCTCAATCGCAGCTGCACTGACAGCTCGCGGCGTGCAGACACCTCGCGGCGGCATCAAGTGGGGTGCCAGCCAAGTAGCTAACTTAATGCAAAGGAGCGCAGCATGAGCGACGACTTTTTCCTGGGGGCCATCACGGCCATGATCATCATGGTCGTCATCTTGTTCATTGGGGGTGTCATATGATGACCGGTCAGATGCTGCGTGACGCGCAGCTGGCGTTCTTTGAAATGCGAGACTGCGACTTCCTGGAGCACTGCCGCACTATCGCTGCCGACATAGCCAAGCAGCATGGCCAGGTGTCAATCAACGAAGTGCGCAAGGCCATCAACATGCCCGAGGGCGTGCATCCATCAGTGCTCGGCGCTGTTTTTAAATCAAAAAAATTTATAGCTATCGGTTACACCGAGGCTACCCACAAGGCCGCACATGCCAGGGTCGTGCGCGTCTATAAACTCAAGGAGGAAACATGTCAGGAAAATTAACCCCCAACACAATGATGTCAGCCAGCCGGCTGCCCGCGCTGCTTGGGCTCTCAAAGTATCAGACCCCAAATGATGAGCTCCAGGCGACCATCAATGCCATCGCCGGCAAAGAGACAGACTTTGCGCAGAATGAATCGATGGCCTGGGGCGACCGGCTCGAAGAAATTATCCTGCAAGAGACTGCCAAGCGCTTGCGGCTTGCGGATCTAAAGACTGAGTTTAATAAAGCGTTCTACCACGAAACATTGCCGCTGGCCTGCAGCCTGGATGGCTGCGCCGATGGTGCTTGCCAGATAGTGAGCACCGATCCCGACGCTGGTATCTTTGTTGTCGGCAAAGAAAGCATCGAGCTGGCGGGCGTGGGCGTGCTGGAGGCCAAGCTCACAGCCGTGTCGCCAGAGGATATGCCAGCGCTGTACCGTGGGCCAGTCCAGCTGCAGGCACAGATGGACATCATGCAGGCCAAGTGGGGATGCGTGGCCGTGCTCTACCAGGGAACCACGTTGCGGATCTTCCTGTTCGAGCCGCACGCACAGACTCTGGCCACCATCAAGGCCGCCGTGCTTGAGTTTCAGTCTAAGCTCGAAAAATTTAAATTAACCGGCGAGATAGATTTCTACACCCCGGCCAGCAGCAAAGACGCCGACCGCATGTTCCCAGCAGCTGACGACAGCCGCACCGCACACCTGCCAGTCAAAGCAAACCAGCTGGTTGATCAGATCCTGGCGGCCACGGCGAGCATCAAGGAATCAGAAGTCAGGCGAGCCGAGGCAGAGACTGAGCTCAAAGCAATGATGGGCGACGCAGGCAAAGCGAGGGTTGGTGCCTACGAAGTGCGCTGGCCGATGCGTTACTACAAGGCAGCTCCCCAGCGCGTCGTGCCGGCCAAAGATGCCTACGCTATCCGGCAATCGACGCTTTCAATCAAGGAGCTTTGATGGACAACCGAGAGCTGACAGACATTGAGCAAGCGCACGCTGCAGCCTGCGTCGCTCTGCTTAATGCGGTGCCGACCATGACAGAAGAGCAAGCAAACGAAGTGGTGGACAGCCTGTCTGTCTTGCTGCTGCAGACATTAAATACTTATGTGCCAGGAGATGATGATGCAATTGACTACAACTAAGGGATTCGCTCCCGCCACTATGGGCGAAGCGATGGAGTTTTCTAAGATGCTGTCCGAGTCCAGCATGGTGCCACGCGCCTACCAGGGCAAGCCGCAGGACATTATGGTCTGCGTACAATGGGGTTATGAGCTTGGCCTGGCGCCCATGCAGGCGCTCCAGAACATCGCCGTGATCAATGGCAAGCCCAGCGTGTACGGTGACGCTATGGCCGCCCTGGTGCAGGC